TACAGGATTATAAGTGTCACCACCAATAAGGTTGTAACCCATATCTCTTTCACACTTGTCATCACTGTCATTTGTGTAACCATACATCACACTCTTTGTACCATCTGCTGATGCACTTTGGAATGCGTGTGCTAATTGATTTGTACTTGTACCTGCGTTAATTGTAATTGTGTTTGCATCTGGAACAGCATCAACTTTAATGATATCAGGAGTAGTTGAATGAGGAATTGCTTGTTGATCAAAAGTAATTGCACCTGCTTCAAACTTAATATAGTCACCTACTTGATAAGGGTGACCTGTAATAGTAAGTGTCATTACACCTGTTGTAGGTTCGTAAGTTGCACTTGTTGGTGTATGAACACCTGCTGTTACTTGTCTTGTAATTGCATCGTTAATCCAAGCACGAGTTTCGTCTTTTAGAAACTCAACGTTTTGTTGGATTAGGTAGTAAGCATTCGGGTGATAGTTTCCACTAATAGGAATTCCTGTATGGAAAATATAATCATTAATTTTAGTCTTTGCCATTTACGTTAAACTCCTAATGCAATAGCCAACGCTGTTGCTGTACTATCTACGTATGCTTTGTTTGTCAATTCTTTTTCAGTCACCGGTCTTTGTTGTCCTATTGCTTTTGTGAACGTTGCGTCCGCAGGAGTTACATTTCCTATTACAGTACTATTTAACCCATTTGAGGCATTCAACGCTAAGAACGAACCATCTCTTGCAGTAGTTTGTCCTATCGACATGTTATTTATTGATCCTATACCACCTGTATCTAATGTTAATACTCCTGTTCCGCTTGGTGTAATTGTAACATTATCATCAACTGGACTTAATGTTACTGTATCTGTAGCAGTCAACGTCAATGCATTTACATACATATTGCTCATTGTACCCTGTCCTACAGGGTTAATTATTACACTACCATATGCACCTTGTGGAGCAATCTGAATTTCTGCATCTTGACCTGTAAATGTAACATCACCGATAACATTTAAACTACTAAATGCACCCACACCTGTAATGGTTGGATCTGATGTAGTTATAGTTCCGTAAATAGTACCGTCACCAGTAGCGTAATATAATGTCTCTGGTGCAAGTGCTGGAACCTTAAATGTTACAACCCCATTGGATTTACCTTGTGCTTGTAATTCTGTTAGTGTTTCATTGGTGTTTGGATCTACATAACTTAAACCATCGCTATAAAATATAACAGGAACAAGATTAATTAATGTTGCTGATTGTGCAGTTGGATCAACATAAAAAATATTAAAAGTTAAGAAAGGAAAGTTTGCTAAATCAAATGAATACGTTGTACCTCTTACTAAACTAAATGAAGGGTTTTCCGCTGGAATTTGTGTACCTGTGTTGTATGTTGTATTCTCAATAAATGCAGATGAATTACCTTCACCTGACTGTCTCATGTAGAATCTATTTTCAACAATTTCTTCTTCTACAACAGAATATGTTAGACTTTTAAGTGTAACGTTACCTTCAGCATCAACACTAAATCCAGGACTCTTAAATCCGTGTTCTGCTTCTAACGGTATGTAGTTTACAGCCATACTATATTCTCCTCATTATGCAGGTACCAATACGTTTTGTGTTTGATAATAGTTTGCACTGAATACACATTTTGCACCACGTCCTGGTGCTGAATCATCTAATGGTTTTGCATTAACAATAATGTTTACGTAACTGTCATTAACTGTAGCAGTTACATCAAGAATTTGATTTCCTAAGTTGCTACGTCCATATACAACTAATTCTGCTGTGCTTGGACCAGCAACTACTAAACACTTAACAATCTCTTTTTGAAATGTGCTTAGATCAGCAACAATAGTGTATTCTGCCGCACAAAAATCACCTACAAGCCATCTGTCAAGCAGTGTATCTTCTGTGATTTTCTTCCATGGTCCGTGATAACTTAAATTAGTACCGTTTTTCATTAGTACTGTGTTCTTTAAGCCTTTACCGAAAAATTTACCAATATCAAACATAATAGTCCTCTTTAGTATATTTATCGCTTAAGAAGATTTAATTTTTGACTGTAATAAGTTTAGAATATTCGGGCAAATATAGGTATTCTACGTCGGATTTAGCAAGTGTACGTACAGCATCATCCAATGTTTCAACTAAAGGTTCACCACCTAAATTAAAACTTGTGTTAAACACCATAGGAACACCTGTTTTTTCTTTAAATGCTTTAATTAAATTGTAGTAGTTTTTGTTCTGCTTTTCGTTCACCGTTTGTATACGACAAGTTCCGTCTACGTGTATAATAGCAGGAATCTTTTGTTCAATGCCTGGTTGACAGTTTACAGCATACATCATTGTAGGTGAACTTTTCATACCGCGTAAGTCAAACCATTCATGTACATCTTCTTCAAGAATAGTTCCAGCAAATGGTCTGAAATATTCTCTGCGTTTTACTTTGTTTACATGATCCTTACCATCTGGATCTGTTGGATCATATAAGAAACTTCTATTACCTAAAGCACGTGGACCGTTCTCACTTTGACCTTGGAATACAGCAACAATATTCTTATCAGAGATTAAATCAACAATATATCCATCTGAAGTATCAAATACTTCTGCTTCATGCTTCTCTGCTATAATGCTAATTTCTTCGTCAGTATAATGATAATGTGGTCCGTTGTATAATGTATCAACTGCTTCGTGTCTACTGCTGTCGTTTGTAATAAGTCTATGCTGAATCATTGCCGCACCCATTGCCGTACCAGCGTCATTACTAACAGGCTCAACATATAAATTAATGCCTTCGTCTTTTAGTTCTTCTAAGTACCAATAATTTGCAACACAGTTTAATCCATAACCACCACTAAGAACAATATTCTTATTACCAGTCATCTTAACTGCTTTTCTAATTAAGTCAGCAACTTGTTTTTGCGTTTGTGTTTGCACAGCATACGCCATGTCTCTTCTGTTATCTAATTTTGTAACATCTTCTTCTTGACCTTGACGGTCTCTTGTTTCTTCAATAAAGTTTTTATTAACATAAGCACCATTAGGGTATGTTGGAATAATTACATTTCTATTTGATAACGGATTTGTTAAATCTTCTGTAAACAATTTAGGAATATTATTGTTTTCTTTACCATATGGAAATAGTCCCATAGTTTTACCTGCTTCAATAAAACTAAAGCCACAGTATTCAGTTACTGCTTCATATGTTTTTACAATACCTGCTGTTTCACTAATAACAATTTCAGGTATAGTTCCGTCACCTTCACCGAAAAAGTCTGCGTTAAACTTTGGATATTCAGCACCAACAAGTGGACCATAAGTACCTAAATGTTTGTACACTGTTTTAATAGTTGCAGGATATTCACAAGTGTAAATGCTTTCTGTTTCCCAAAGTGTAGTTGGATTGTTAGGATCACCGCCCATGTTTGCAGTAAAGAAAGTTCCAGCACCATCTACGATAACTGCTGTTGCAGTATCAAATCCTGAATTATAAAAACTTAATCCAGCATGTAGTTTGTGATGAAAATAACTTAGGTCAATTACTTGTGGGTGTTTAGGAAGTAACTTAGGATCTCTATCAATAAGTCCTAACTTACGTGCAATACCTGTATAAACATCGTCTCCTGTAAAGTCAACTTGACCTGCTGTTGCTTCTAAACTTTGTGTATGTGCAATACAAATATAATCTAACTTGTCAGTATAATCAAGTATTTTCATCATAGATGCATACGGACCTCCGTCATACTTGTGTCTACTTAAACGTTCTTCTTCAATAGAAAATACTACTTCTCCGTCTTGAAGTAAACATACTCCTCCGTTATGTCCTCTGGCTATTCCTGCTATCCACAATGTTGGTTTCTTCATATTAAAATCCTACGTATCCTATGTGATTATAATCAACTACCTCTTTTAAAATTGCTTCTTCGAAACTTAAAAGGTCGCGATTTTCATCTTTTAGTTTATCTAATAGTTCAACTGTACTATGTTGTTTATCGTTATTTTTGCTTTTAAGGCCCAAACTTGGACGAACTACTTCGTTCAAGTAATCATAATGTTGCCAATGACTTGGGTGTGGTTCCATCCAATCTTCATTTGTATTTGGGTCGTAAAAATCATAATGTTTTTCTTTACGTTTCCAAGCAAACAAACCTAAAGGTTCTAACCAATTTGTTTTGTCTATGTTTTCGTAAACTTTTAATTCAGGTCTTTCTTTATATACATCAACAGTATCAGTTGGTGTTTCTCCAAAGTCATTTATGTTTGGCATGTCTGTACCTAACTTATTCATATGTCCAATACTTGTCATACGCCATGTACAACCTGTGCTTTCTAATAATCCTTGTGTAAGTATTATTGCATTTTGTCCGTGCATATAATAACTATGTTCGTCCCAGAATGTATTAATCCAGTCGTCATTATAGCAAACTTCTCTATTCATGTAATTAAAAATACTGCCTTTAGTTTTCCAACCTATTTCGTCAGTGTTTCTAATTGCATCGCCTCGCTTACCTTTAAACTCTACAGTTCTAAAAGTATGCCAGTCGTTACGTGTATGTGTACTCCATTGTACAATTACTGTATCGTCTTTTGTAAGATTGTTTTTTACGTGGCATTCTGCAACACGTTCTGCAATAGCACGATTGCCTAAACCAGGAAAGCCCCAGTTCTCATAATGATCGAATTCATAACCTAAGAAATCAGCATACGTTGGCCACGCATACATGGTAAAACTACAACCAAATACAAATAGTCTATTCTTTTTGTTCTGGTGCTTCTGGGATTTCAACTCTTGTTCCATCTTTAACCATACTGTTCACTGACTTAACAACTAAATCTTCTATAGTGTCATTCATTGCCATAATACCTTCATTAGTTCTGTCAGACCATTCATCTATTGTAATCCTAATAGGACTATAAACTCTTGCACCTTCGCCCATGTCAAGGATGTCAAACTTAGGATTTTCAGGATAAGAAATATTTTCTTTGAATGTTGAACCAACAACAATAGTTGCTGAACAATCTAAAGCATTAACAATATGTCCGCCTACACTATCACAACCTAAGAAGTGATCTGCGGCTTGAATAATTCCACACCAGAATCTTAAATCAATGTTTTGTGGAATAGCAACAGGTGCTTTTACACCATGCTTCTGGAACTCAATAGCAATTTCACTCATAAAGATTACACCAAAGTCTTTAGAAAGTTTTTTAACAATGTTTACTACGTTCTCTGGATCAAAACTTCTTCCGCTTGGATCACCAATCATTCCGTTTTCGTTAACAGTTCCTCTACCAAATGGTTGGAACACAATTACTTTATCTTTTTTAGTTTTTTCTTTTACTTCTTGAATTAACTTAACACCTGACATTGCTTCTTGTTGGCTAAGTTTAATTGTAGGTCTTGGTAAATCTCTTACACCTTTATTATTAATTTCAATGTCATAACACTGTCCTAAAGACGCTTTCTGATTATAATATTCCCATACTCTATATGGTTCAGGTGTTTTTAATTCACGATCAATTAACTTATCTTCGAATAAGTTTTTGTGAAATACATCGTATGCTTTTTTGTGTAGTACAGGGTGTCCTTTATAAAAGTCCATTCCTCCTTCACATACGATAATAAAATCGTCATCTGGGTTTTCTTTATGATAGAGTTCTAAAGCAGGAATACTTGTAATAACTCTGCCTGCTCCACCGTTAATAAAAAATGCTGTGTTTCGTTTTGTTGACATTATATTTTATAGTTCCTTTTATGCAATTACTTATTGTGTAGTTGGTTTTGTTTCGTCATTCGTGACATAGTCCCAAAAGAAGTGTTGTTGTCCTGTGCGTGGTACTTGTACTACCCACTTGCCATCAACTAATACTCCGCTCGGACTACTTGTTGGTAAGTCTTCTCTTTCACCAAACTTATCACAGCAACTATCGACAGTAATAATAGGAATACCATATTGTGAACTCATCATACGTAGGTGTACGTCATGCCATTCCATCCATAAACTGTCTTGACTGTTTCCTCTATCTCCATTTGTAGCATGTAATATAACTTCTACTTGATGTATACTTGCCATTAATGGTAGACTTGGTGCGTTAAATCTAAATCCATTACCCCAAAAATCATTACATATCATTCCGCATGTTCTCACACCGTCAAGATAATGTGTTTTAGTTGTTCCTGGTGGATCTGCTAATACTTGATCCCAACTATGATGTGGACTATCTTCCCCACCAACGATATATTGTTTGTTAGTTGCTCCAAGTAATTCGCCTTGTTTATCGTAATATCTAATTTGATTTTTTCTAATACTTCCTCTATGCTCAACATCAACCCATAATGTACCAAGTGCAATACCCATTCCTTTTGAGTTTGCATGTGTAATTACTCTGTATGCAGATTTGGCTAAATCAGGCATACCATTTTCTAATACTAAATCAAAGTTTGGAAAATAACCTGATAGTGAACCTTCAGGTGTTAGTAACCAGTCGCAGTTATTTTCTGCGGCCCAGTCAATTGCCTTAATGATACTTGCTTCATTCTTTTCAAGATTCTGTGTTACAGGTATTTGAGCACCCGCAAATCTAACTGTATTACTCATACAATTATTTAAGTATTGGGTGTAGTGTTTAGTGTGAGATTTGGCTTATGCAGTACCGCATGGCGAACGTGGAACATCTACTTTCCAAGCCGCATAACGTTGGCATTTGTGAACTTTAAATGTAGCACCTGTACCAGCATCAGCACCGCCGTCTTTTGCTTCGTACGTGAATGTAGCACCAGTAAATTCTTTTGCCGCTCTTCCTTCTACAATATCTTTACCATCGTTGATTGCTTGGTTACTACTTAAAGTTAAAGCAGTAATAGCACCACTGTTAACTGTTTTTACTGTAGCAATAAGATGATCAGCAATAATATAATTGTCTAAGTCTGCTTTTGCAAATTTAATTTTGTCACCTACTTCGTAATTAGAACCACCAGCAGTAATATCAACAGCAAAACTATCTCCAAAACTTACTGGAATATCTCTTAATGCTTGTCTATATGTTGCCCATTCTGTTTTAATTCCCGTAGGCATATCTGAAGTTGTTTTATCGTCTGACCAACCTAATAAAGATGTTCTGTGTCTACGTAAGTGAGCCCAAGTAATGTGTGGTTGTTTCCACGGATAGTGTGGCATTCCACCTTTTGTACTACTTGCTACTTTAATAAATTCATCGTTGCTGTTACACTCGATGTCAAATTTTTCGTATGTATGATGTGGATCTGGATCAACGTATGTAACATACTCTACACCATTTGGTAATGTTTCTGTAATAGTTTCGTGTTCATCTTCTTCAACATCTGCTTCCATTAGTGAACAAATAATTGGATGCTCTCTACAATCTACTAAAACTTTTCTTAAGTTAATAGGTGCATTAAAGTCCATTCCTTGTTCTTCGTCCATGTATCCTGCAGGTGCAATCTTGTTTGTTGCTTTATCAATGAACACCCACATAGTCTCAGGACCTTCGTAAGTGTGTGTACCTTGTAATTGTTCGTTATCAAACTGACCCAGGTATTCATCTGGTTTAGGATAGTTAAATGTGTGTCTAATATTTGCCATGTTTTTTCCTTATTAGTAGTAAACTACGTAAACTAAGCCTCCTGCTCCTGGTGAACCACAACAACAAACTTCTCCGTATGCTTGTGCAGACATACCGCCACCACCTGGAAATAATCCAAAGCCTTGCGATCCGCCCCAACCACAACATCCGTTTGGTCCGTTTCTAAATCCGCCTCTACCATATGTATCAGCAACCATCATGTTACCTCTATCATGGCAGTATTGACTTAATTGTGAAGTTGAATTCGTGCTACCAATACCAAAGTCCATTCCTGAGTGTCCGTGTACACAGTATCTCATTCTACAACATGAATAACATGTTCTGTACATGAAACATTCTGTACGCATAACTCTTCCTCCACATGCTCTTGCACACCAGTTACCTGATCTACATACATATGAATCACAACCTTGTTGACAGTTTCCTTTTTGTCTACAGCAAGTTGAACCTGCCGCACAAATTGTCATTTGTTGTCCAGGCTCTGTTTCCACAGCCTTTTGACCATAACTTCCACCTGTTGATGGATATCCCATTTGACAACAGCAACCGCCGTCGCCAGCCGCGCCACCGCCCCATATTTCGAAAGTTGCATATGATACGCCCGCCGGTACCGTCCACAAACAACATCTTCCGCCGTTGTTTGGAGAAGTAGTACTTGTGTTATAAACTGCAAGTTCTGCTGGAACCGCTTTGCTTTCTTCATAACCGAATAAAAAATCTCTTAATGTTGACATACTACTATATACTCCTTATGTTGCAGTGTAGTAAACTGTTACTAATCCGCCCATTCCTTTCGCTCCGCAATAACATGTTTCGTTGTGTGTTACTCCAGAAGCACCACCCCCTCCTGGGAATACTCCGTGGTCTCCTTGTCCTTGTCCATCTGTTTTGTAACAACCTGAACGTGACATTCTTGTAACTCCTGTAAATGGTGCACTTGGCATAAACTGGTGCATGTCTGATGCACAGTGAGCTGAGCCATGTCCGCCACCTGTTGTACCACACATTGCCAATGTAGCACCGTTAACACAACCGCAGTTAAACATTTGACATCCACTGTATGAACAGTTTTGACTCCAAAAACATTTGGAAGCCGCTTCTGATCCACCTGATGAACACATACAAAATGCACTCGGTCCACATACGTAACTTGGGAATCCTCTACAACTGTAACATCTTGAGTGACAGCATGTACTACCACCTGCACAAATTGTAAATGTTTCTCCCGCTGATACTGTTATAATTCGTCTACCATAAGAACCTGATCCACCTGACCAACCTTGTTGGCAACAGCACACTCCAGCACCTGGACCACCGCCACCCCAAACTTCAAAAGCCGCCCATTCAGCACCTGTTGGTACTGTCCACTGGCAACATTTACCACCGTTGTTTTGATCGGTAACGTTTGTCGCGTATACTCTTAATGAAGTTAAAGGAGCAGATGCCCCTGAAGATGTTCCGTATTGTAATAAGGTTCTTAAACTTGACATATTATTCGTCGTCCTCTACTGATGCAATATCTGCGCCTGGCTCTACTGGAAAGTTTACCATGTGTGCTGGAAACTCATCTGCTTCGCCGTGTTTAAATAATGCTGGTAAATCACGTAATTTTTGTCTGTATGTAGTCCAAAGTGCTTTAGTAGCATCTGGCATATCATCAGCAATCTTACTATCTGAACCTGCTAACATATTGTTTCTTACAATAATTAACTGATCCCATGATGTCCAAGGTTGTTTCCATTTCATAGTCCATGTACCGCCAGTATATTTTCCGTCAGTTAATGTACCATCTTTATTGTAAACACACTCGTCTAATTCATATGTATGATCAACATCAGTTGGGTCTGGTCTTTCGTATGTAGTACCATCTGGTAAGTCTACAACAATGTTTGTTTGACCAACAACTGTATCCCATTCTGTTTGTGCATCAAATAATGAACACATAGTTGGATCAGTGTTGCAGTCTACTTCAACTTTATATTGATCTTCTGGTACAGGAAAATCTGCACCGTTTTCTTCTTCTGTTAGTACAAGACGTGATGTATCACTACGCCCTGTATCTTTATCTATAAAAATCCAAATCTTGTCCGGCCCGTTGTATTTTGCATTTGCGGTTTTGCCGTCTGCATTTGTTTGGGCAAGATAGTCATCTGGAAGATTATAACTAAAGTCTTTTTGTATAATTGTATTTGGCATTATATTTTCTCCATTATCCTTTAACTATAACTAACTTTCACCGCACCTGCTTGTCCCCAGCCGCCCCAGCAACATGGTTCTCCGCAAGCCGCTCCACCGCCGCCGCCTCCTCCTGGGAAAGCCGCTAAACAGTTGAAACATGAACCAGTGTTTGTAAAGTTACCCGCACACCAGTCTTTAGTTCTTCTTGACACACCAAAGTGAGCAGGACCTGTTACAAAGTTCCACATTTGGTTATGACAATACTGACTTCTTTTTGAACTTCCTGTAATTTGTGGAAGTCCCCAATCACCTGTGCCACACTGCCATACAAATGATGGGTGACAAGTGTATGCATCAGTAAAGCAACATGCTTTACCTCCACAACCACCTGGTGCACAAGTTGTTGGAATACTTGAACCAGTAACAAAACTCGGATAGCCGTTTCCGCCTATACATCCGTGACAGCAACACGTAGTTGAACCGCCTGCACAGATTGTATATTGACACCCTGCCGTACTTTGAATTGTTCTGATTGCGTAAGATCCGCCTGCCGCCGGTCTATTTGGAAACTGACAACAACATCCTCCATGGCCTCCGCCACCTCCGCCCCATAACTCAAAAGTTATGTTGACTTTGTTTGCTGGTAAGGTCCAAAGACAACACCTACCACCGTTACCGATGCCCGTACTATCATTCCATACCCAAAAGTTTCTTGTGACTCCTGCTTTCGCTGGTTCCACGTCTGAAAGAAAATTACGTAGTGTTGACATGTTATTCTTTTCCTATTATCTTACGTTCCACTAATAATCCAGCCGTAAGTTGCACCTGTGTAAACAAGTGTTACTGCCGCATTATTAATATCTAATGTTAAATCTTCGCTTAAATTCTGGATTTTCGCGCCGTTACGTCCCACAGTTAAGTTTGAACTTGCAAACGCACCCGTTACGTCGACAATTTGAACTGTATCGTTTTCTAACAAACTTGTGCTAAGAGGTAGAGTTACCGTAAAGCCTCCACCTGTACACAAAATTCTGTCATTAACAACAGCATTATATGTCGTACTAACGGTTCTGAGTACAGTACCAGCGGTTCCAGTTGTAGTTATGTATCTTCCCATTGTTTTATCCTTCTATATGTATTTATGCCGCAGTCTCAATACCGAACGCGACTGCACTAACATTTCCTGAACTTGATCTAACGACCAACTTCTTCCCTGCGTCCATTACTATCCCCGATCTCTCAAGTACACCGTGTGCCAAGACTTCCGTCTCCCACTCTATATACTCTGCGCCTGTTGGGGTATCAGCCGCCGCAACTGCCATTTGCACACCAATTGCTTGATTTCCTCTATTACACACCGAACACGTTACAACTGCATAGTTGTCAGTTGGCACAGTATATACGGTAGTGTTAGTTCCAGCGACCAAATCGCTCGCTCCTAATCTTCCTGTTGCCATGGTTTAATCTCCTTTATCCCATCAAAAACATATTTAGCGCCACAGGTGCACCATCAACTCCACCTTGGAAATTGAATTGTGCTTTTACGTTAATCGGAACTACTGTAGTTGTAGTAATTTCCTGTCCGGAAATCTGTACAAGACCTGCAATAATTTGGTTAACGTTAAGAGTGGATGCACCACCACCAATCTGTGACGTGATATATGTTCTAATTGCTCTTTGTGTTGGTACAATACTGTCGCTGTTTGCGGCAAATGTACCATCGGTGCTAAATTCGTTGACTGTTGCGCCTGTGTTACCAAGTGCAATGTTACCCAATGACAGTTCTTGCAATCCACTAATGTTAAATGCATCAGCGTTAAGTGTCGCAACACCTGTTGACTGTTCAACGTTAAACAGTCCACCTACTCTAAAGTTACCATCTTGGTCAGTTGACGTAAAGAATACTCTTCCGCCACCGCCCTCAACGGCTTCACTTGCTGGAACTGGGTCCTGCAATGGTAAGTTTGGATAATTTGTTGTAGTAAAGTTACCTGTACCAATGTCTAAGAAGTCATGTCCTGTTAGACGTACTTGTGAGTATCTTAATCTAATCTCTGAACTTTCTGTATGCACTGGTGCATTGTCTACTGGAATGTCTGGACTTACTTGCAACTGTGCAGTAAATGGTCCTGACGCTCCGCCTAATAAATTTGTAACAGCAACAAGTTTGTAAAACACTGTTGGCTGATTTGAAAACACAACGTTTGAACCTGCTCTTGGTGTTGTGGTTAATCCTGATACTTGTACAAACTTACCACTTTGTAAGTTGTCCATAAATCCACCACCATATGTTACTTTACCACCAGTTGTATATGTACCTTGTGCTGTTGTATCAATTGTTTCTGTTAGTGTTGGATTTGAATATAGATCAAAATTGTCTGCGTCAATAACTTTTACATAGAAAGTTGTTGGATCAAACAATCTAATCATTCCTAATACTTCTTTGATGTTTACTTTAGTTCCATCTAATGTAATACCATGTGCTGTTGCTGTAACTCTACATGGATTAGATTTAGCAACACCTGTAATATTTTTCTCAATAGTTGTTGCAGTAACAAGTGCAGTTGCAGTATCAAAGCCATCACCTCTACCTGCGTTAGTTGCTCCAGCAAACGTTGGCTGACCTAATACACCGTCACCAACTCTAATTTCAAATGGTGCTTCGATAGTATTGTTTGGATCAGTAATTGTCATTGTTACTGAACTGTCATAACCTTGTCCTGGTTCAATAATTCTAACCTGATTAATTAATCCGTCTTGTACTCTACATCTACCAATTGCTTGTACACTTGTACTTGAACCGTCACCAGTTGGTGTACTAAATGTTAGTCTTGGTTCAATTTCATAAGTTGTTGTACTGTCAAGTAATGATACAATCGCTTCACCAATAATGTTATCCCAACCAGGTGTACCATCACTGTATTTTCTTACAGTTGCAACTTTTGTACCTGCATTGAATGTATCAATGTAAGCATATTGTCCTGTACCTAATCCTGATACAATCCAAATAGCCATTCCAGCAAGTTCACCTGATGTATTTGTATCCGTGTTTGAAATTGTAATCTGTGTTGTGTTACCAATCTGTGCCGCGTTACCTGCTGTGTTGTAATCCTTACCACCGAAGTTATCACTTGTGTTAAGCAATCTTACTTCCATGATTCCGCCTGTTCTGTATGTTGGTGTTACAGTTCCTAAACCAAAACCGTCGCCAGTAATAGTAATGACTGCATTACCGCCGTTAGTATCATAATCTCTACCAGCATTTAAATACTCCACTGCTATGACTCTTGATGCATCAGTCATTACCTGAGCAATTTGAGCCTGTTTATCTTTGTTATCTGTGTATGCAATAATTGGAACTTCTGTTGAGTCAACTCCTTCTGCTACACAACCAAATGTACCATATGAACTGTTACCGTTCGTAGCACGTATCTTACCGCCGTTCTCTGCAAGGTATCCAATGTGTCCGTAGTATGAGAACACGGAAACAAGTTCTGTTCTACCTAAGTTTGTACACCATACACCAATACCATCTGATAGTACTTGTGTAAAGTCGTTAGCAACGATCGAATCGTTACCACCTGCGTGTAAGTCACCGTCAATTTTTAATCCAACACAACCTGTACCAAAGTTTGTTACGTTTTGTACATAACAAGATTTGTTAATAATCCAAACATCTTTGTGTGCAGTACCCCAACCTGGATCCAACGATACATAAGCACCTGCACTTGGACGTTTAGTTCCATAAGTGTTTACTGAACCAAGTACACCACTTAATCCAGTTAGTGTCATGTTTCTAATACCTGTACCATTACGTACATAGTACATGTCATTTAGTGTTGAACCGTTTGCAGAGTTAATATATAATTCTGCGGCTCTTAAACCTTTGTAGTTTCCTGTGTAAATTATGTCATGTTGTATTGCTTCAATGTAACGTCTAACATCACGTTTACAAGAATTTTTAAGTGCAGTTGTAAAAGAGTAAGCAGGATAATCAATTGCAATCTTACTAACTACTTCTTCAACTAAGAATTCTTTATTTGCTTCAAGTCTAATAACTGCGTCAGTGTAACCTGCTGTCTTAACAGGATCGTTAACACCTGCAAAAGCAACATCTGAACCGTTTGCATTTAATACAAAGTCAATTTTATTTTTAATTGCTGTAGCAACTGCCGCCGCCGCTGTTCCTGCCGCACCTGAACCTGCCGGTGCCGCTGTGTCTTGTGCTTTAACTGCTGGATATACTTTAGTACCTAATGAACAAGTCCAAGTAATGTTAGCAACCTGTACAACGTTAGTTGCTACTGCACCATGTGCCGCATCTGTTGTTATTGAAACTATACCTGTAACATTATCGTAAGCGGCCGCTGTAACGTTTACAGTAGTTCCGCTAAATGTAACTGTACCTCCACTTGTATAAGTGTGAGCGTAACTGTTTGCACCTGTCATTATATCTAAAGTAGTTGCTGATGCATTCGATGAAAGTACAACAAAACTGGTTTGAGTACTTGTTACTGCTGAGTTTGTAATAACATCATCTACAATACTTGCCAAGTGTGTAAGTCCTGCTAATGAATAAACACTATCGCCTGAATTTGTTAACTGTCCTGCTGGTGAAACTTTAGTTGAACGTAGTTCGTCACCAACCACAGCACAACCTTCTGGTACAACCATTGGAAGTACTTCGTTAAATTGTCCTGTCTTAAGGAAAAGCGTGTCGTTTGCAATTAATTGTGCTGGGACACCAGTTGTGTTACCTGCGGTCAAAGCCGCTGTAGCAATAGCTCTAAGAGCGTTTAAGATGCCTTGTGCTTCAGGTTCTTCAACTCTTGTAGAATCTGTTACACGTAAAGTTGGAGTAGCAACACTTCTTAATGCTTGGTAATCGCTTGATGGTGCATCTTGTGTAATTACATCATCAAGTAACGTTGTAACGAATGTAAGTGTCGCCGCAAATTCAGCAGTGATGCCATCATTACTTACATAGTATTGATCTGCCGCACTGTCAAAATATGCAAGTGTTTCTAATCTTGTTTTCTTATTACCACCATGTGATAAATCCCAAATAAGTGCATCAACAAATGTACCTATGTCTCTACGCCAGTTAGCCGCAGTGTATGTAAATGAACCTGTGAAAGGAGCAATTGATCCAACAATCTGTGTATCAACCCAACTTAACACTTCGTCTTGAATGAATGCTTTGTTAATTTTCATTAACTGTGTTGCGTTAGGTTTTCTTGCACCTTTTTCAATTTGCTGTAAACCAAATTGTACAGTTCTAAAAGGTTTGTCAAGTGTAACACCTGCCGCTGGAACATCTTTATCAACTCCATCAAGTGCAGTATAATAAACTGCATCAAGTTGACCAAAGAATGACCATTCTGGATCTGTTCCTGATTCGTTAACTTTTAATACTTGTCCTGGTTGACCAACTGGTAATCTTGTTGGACCTGATCCACCGTAGTAAACAAGGTCACCACGTGTAGTTAAGTTACCTGCTTCAGCACCACCGTTTAATAAATTCCAGTAGTTACCTGCTGTGTCTTGGTCTGGTCTATTTTGTCCTGCACCAACTTGCTCTGAAGTGTGTGGAGCAACACAAACATATGAGTTAACATCGTTAATACCTCTAACAACATCACCCTTGTCATAGTAAACTGCGTTTGTCCAAGCACCTTTCCAGTATAAACCTTCATTAAGTTTATCCCAGTATACGTTGTCTGGTGGTCTGTTACCTGTACCATCTGCAAGTGCAATAAATGTCCAACCTCCAAGTCTAACTACATCGCCGATCTTATAAGCCGTTGCGTTATTGTAATCACCCTTGAAAGAAAATCCTGTTGTAAATAAATCCCAATCACTTGCGTTGTTGTATGGAATAATATTAAAGTTGTTTGTTTTTGAAACGTAAGTGTAACCACCATAAGTAACAACGTCACCTGGTTGGAAGTTTACATTGTTCTGCCAACTGTCTTCAAATTCTAATCCTGGAATAAAGATAGACCATTTTGCTTCATCAGCCGCAAGTGTTGCACCTGCTGTGTGGAACGTTCCACAAATCCATAAGTCTGAACCATACTTAACAACATCATTGTTTTTGTATCTTGTTCCTGTAGTCCAGTCACCTAAGTATTCAATACCTTTGTGTAAGTAATCCCACTTGGCTTGATCTTCTTCAAGTCCTGCTGTGTTGTCAGCGCCTGCTGTATGTCCAGTGTTACAAACATAAACTTGTCCACCGTAACGTACAACGTCACCTTTCTTATATCTTGTTGTTGCAATCCAAGCGTTTAACCAAGTTAAACCGTTTGCAAATAAATCCCATTTACTTTGATCTAATTCTAATCCGTCACCTACTGATGCGCCAGATGTGTGTGCTTCTGTACACAAGTACATAACGCCACCATAACGGACAATGTCATTAACTTTATATCTTGTTGAAACACCCCAATCACCTAACCAGTCAAATCCTTCACAGAATAAATCCCATTTAGATTGATCTAATTCTAAGCCATCTGATGTAGTTGTTGCAGAAGTGTGACCTGTGTTTGCAACATATAAGTACCCGCCGTACTTAACAATGTCATTAGGTTTGTAAACTGTTGATAATGCCCAGTTACCTTTCCACTCAGTACCATCTGCCATCTTGTCAAAGTTAGAGATGTCTGTGTCGAAGTTAGAACTTGTGTGGCCAGTATTAACAATATATGTACGACCACCGTAGCGGACTACATCGTCTTTAAAGTATTCTTTGGCTGAGACCCATGATCCCTTCCAAATAAACCTAATTCTACCTAATTTAAACTCTGCCATTGTTATTTCCTAACGTTACATTTGTATTTATCATATCTGTTATTTCCCATGTCCCATTTCTTGTGGTGTAGTAGGATCGATGAGATTCTCATCGTGATCAAGTCCGAAGTTTGTACCTGCTACAAACATACTGTGAGCCGCCATATCACCATCTATTGATTTTTGGAAGTTCATTTGGGTAGTAACATTGATTTTTCTACTTGCTTCAGAACTAATTGCTCTACCTTGTATTCTAACTTCACCAGCGATAACTGCGTTAACGTTAACGTTTGTGCCACCGCCGCTAATTCTACTATCTACATATCCTGCAATAGCCCTTTGTGTAGGCACAATTTCGTTACTATTTGCTGTAAATGTTGTATCAGTACTAAATTCTCTAATAACAGCATTTGTACCACCAAGTGTAACTCCGCCTAATCGTAATTCACTTAACCCATCTAACTCAAAGTATGATGCGTTTAGTGTAACAATACCAGTTGCCTGTTCAACTGTAAACAATTCACCAACCCTAAAGTTACCATCTTGGTCAGTACTTGTGTAGAATACTCTACCACCGCCTTTGTTTTCAGTTTCTTGGAATTCTCTTATATCATAACCTTCAATTGGTGTTAGTAACGGATACTGTGAATTGTATAAGTTACCTTTACCAATTTCTAAGAAGTCGTGTCCTGTTAATCTTACCTGTGAATATTTTTGTCTAATAGTTAAAGTAGTTTCATGTTCAGGAGATTCTGCTCTATCAATGTTTGGAGTAATACCAAGCGTTGCTGTAAAGTTTGGCGCACTTCCTGTAACATTTGTAATAGTTTGTACAGCATAGAACACATCATTAATACCATCAATGTATAAGTTGTCACCTGGTCCAGGTTCTCTTGTTAAATCTTTAACTGTAATGCTTGTACCAATTTGATACATGTCTGCATAACCATCACCTGATACTGTAACACCAATGTTAATATATCCTGTACCTCTGTTTGTAAATTCAACTTGTCCAACACAACCATCTGCCATTCTAACATCATAGTAAACATCTCTTGTGTTATCTGGATCAATAATTGTCATTGTTGGAGGTGTTGATCCGTAACCTGATCCTGCTTCTTGTATGTAGAATGTAAGTAATTTACCACCACTTGCTCCTAACACAGTTGCTCTTGTTGTTGCACCTGTTTTTAAAGTTGCTAATGATGAAATAGATCCATTTGTTGTTGGATAAAATATTGGACCTGTTGATGTTGCACTTGGTATCATACCATTAAACGATCCGCCTAATGAAGTTTTACTTGTCCAGTAAACGCCATCGTCTGATTGAACAACTCCACCACTTGCTGAAATCCCTAAGAACACACCTTGATTGTATGCAATGTAAATGTTATCTGAAACGTCTGTGTTATTACCTGCAATCCATACAGTACTTGCAGTCGCTATCGAAGCGTCTGTGAAACTGTGGAAGAATTTATTATTTACAGTTGATAAATCGTTTGGTGAATCAAAAGTTGAAGCAACAAATTTACCTGCACCATACACAAGGTCACAAACATCATGTTGTACACCACCAATGTCTGGCCCAGCAGTCCATGTAACACCATCGTCAACACTTTCCCAAGTGTCGCCTGCTTCGTTACAAATTACCCATTTGCCATTTCCATAAGCCATAAATTCTGCGTTACTTACACCTGCTGTAACTTCTGTCCAGTTAGCACCATCGTCTGCACTTCTATAAATTTTATCTGTTCCAGGACCAATAGCACATATAACATTGTTACCAACTTCTATCTTAGTAAATGTTTGACTGTAACTTAATAAGTTAGTTGCTGAATCGCCCCAACTTGTTCCGTCATTGGATTGTTTAACTCTACCATTACCGTCAACTGCAACATATTGTGATGCGCCTCTAACAACTCCAATGTAAGTTAAATCTTGATATGAACTTGCTTCAGTAAATGAAGTTCCGTCATCAGTCCAAACAATGCTATTGTTACCAACAACAACTGTTCTTTTGTTATCACCAATCTTAGTAGTAGCACTCTGGACAGCCGCACTGTTACTTGGAAGTGTTGCACTATTCTGTGTGAAAGTTGGCGAAGTAAATGTAAGTCTTGGTGTAATCTCATAACGTGTTGTTTCATCTAACACTGTTGCAATAGGCTCACCTGGTAAATGATGTTGCCAACCTGGCAATCCATCTATAGGTCTTGCAACTGTCATTGTTTTGTCACCAGCAGTAACTGAATCAATAGTAAATGTAACGTTACTACCTGTTCCGCCAATTGCCGCCGCTTGTATTGTAATAATATCTCCAACTTGGTTTTTTGTACCTGGAGCAGTAATTGATATTCCTACAAGTCCTGTTGCGTCAATACTTACTGTAACTGTTGGTGGTGTTGTATCTGCTCTACTGCTTGTACCAACTTTATCTGTGTATACACCTTCAGTAAGTGTTGCATCTTGTCCACTTGTTACAGTTGATGTTACTGCACCACCGTTGTTCCAGTCGTAACTTGTAATATAAGCGTATTGTCCTCTGCCTTCACCTTCAATAATTGTAATTAATTTGTTTAAGTAGTATTCTTCATTGTTAACATCTTGGTTAGCAATTTGTATGCTTGTTTCATTACCACTTTGTGCTCTGTTGTTTGCGTATGTATATCCGTCACCACCTGCAAAACTTGAGTCACCTGGATCAGTAACTCTAATTTCTTGTACTGCACCATCTCTAAATTCTGTTAATAAACCTGTCGCACCAGAACCTGAACCTGTAATGTTTACAGTACCAGTTGTGTAATGCGTACCTGTTGTAGTATATCCAACTGCAAATAATTTGTTTTCATCGTTGTATACTTTACCTACTGTTGCTTCTGTTGCGTAGTTGTCTACCTTAGCACTAATAGGTGTTTCGTTGTTGTCAAATCCTAATGCAACTGAACCGTATTCACCATATGAGTTGTTACCATTTGTTGCACGTACCTTACCACCGTCAGTACACAAGTAACCAATGTAACAATAATATGTAAACACTGATACAAGTTCTGACAACCCGTCTGCGTTACACCAGTAACCAATACCGTCTTGTATAATTTGTGTAAAGTCGTTAGCAACAATAGATTTGTTACCACCGTTGTGTAATGTTCCATCAACTTTCATACCAACACACTTGCTACCAAACGTTGAACAGTTTTGTACGTATGTTGATTTAGTTGTTACCCAAACAGATTGATCGTCTGGTCCTGCACCTGGATCAAGTGCAACAAAGGCGTTACCTGGAGTAACCCTTCTAATTAAGTTTGCATCTGGATCTGTAAATTCACCTTCAAGTCCTGACATTGTTAAGTTTCTAATACCACAACCGTTTCTAACACGGAACATGTCATTGCCTTTAGTTTCAGCAGTTGCTACTACTGATGTTGAACGTAATTCGTCACCTACAATAGCAACATCTTTTGGAACAGTAATCGGACAAATTTCTTCGTAACGTCCTGTTTTAACAAGTATTGTTGCTGGTGCTCTTGTACCTTCATCTTCTAAAATATATTGTGTAGCATACTTAATTGATTTAAATGGAGACGTTGCTGATAGTCCTCTACCTGCACTGTTAGCGTCAACACCGTCTGGAGAAACAAAGTAAACTTTATCTGTTTGTTCTAATGATTCCCAATTTAAATCTGTGTCTGCTTTAACTTTAAGTGCATCACCTGGATTATTAATTCCTAATCTTGCAGTACTTGTTGAACCATGTGTTCTGATATCACCATAGTATTGAAGTACGTTTGTGTTACCACCTTCAACAACTGTTTGCCAAAAATCTTGTTGTGTATAATCAATGTCTAAGTCTGGTCTTGAACCTGATGTACTTGCACTGTGTCTCTTAATACAACGATAAAGTGTTCCAACGTATGTTACAATATCACCTAACATATATTCGTTGGTTACTGGAGAAGCATTTACTAATACTGTTTCTGCCCAGTTACCTCTAAACTTATCGCCGTCGATTAATGTTTGCCAGTAGTTGTCTGAATATTGTGTTGTCAGATAAGACTGATCATACATACCACTGTGTGCGTTACAAACAAGATAGTTTTTCTTGTATGCATCTCTTGGTACAATGTACTGTACATATCTTTCAGTTGCCGCGGCAAATCCTGAAACGTATGCCGCCAAGTCTGCAACTTGAGTACCATCTAACCACCATGTTTGACCATTGTCAACATAGTTGTATTGTCCACCTGTATGGTGACCATTTTCGCTTGTACTAATATACAATGCATGTGTAAGATTAGATGAATCGTTTTGATAAAACTTATAAGTGTTACCTTCTTTTAATGTTAAGGCACCTATAAGTACACCGTTAACATAATATCTATTTCCACTGCCTGGATTACCAACTGTAATTGTTACATTTTCAGTTGACTTTGCATCATCTGGTTCGTTACCTACATTATCTCTAAGTGCATGATACAACCAACCGCCGAATCTTACAATGTCTCCTGTTCTGTAAGCGGTAGCGGAATTCCAATCTGTTGCAGTTTCTCTTAAGTCTGGGTTTTGATTATACTGTGAACCTAATCTGTAACCCTGTACAGTTAATTCCCAGTCACCTGTGTCTTGAGTAATTCCGTTTGCACTTGGTATGCTGTTAGTACTAATTTGTAATGCAGTATAAGTGTAACCACCGTAACGTACAATGTCGCCTGGCTGATAAACTTCTGCTTCACTCCATTGTGTTTCATATTCATAACCTGGTAACCAGATACTAAAGAAACTTTCTGCGAATGTTACATCTGAATTGTGTCCTGTGGTACAATACCACATTGTAGGACCAAACCTTACAATGTCACCAACTTTATATTTTTCTCTTTTAGAAAGTGTTTGGTTTCCTGTTCCGCCTTCTGCAAGTCTATTGTTTCTATTTGCAAGAGCATCATCTTTTTCAAAGTATAATTTAACACTATTGCCGTCAACAAGTCTTACATAGTAATAAGTGTTGTCAACAAGATTGTCAGCCGCTGTTCCGTCTGATGTATATTGAACTAAATCACCATCTGATAGTCCATGACTTGTTGCTGTAACAACTCCGCCTGTAACACTTTCAACTGCTATATCTGCTTTACTAACCCAGTGTCCTTTATACTCAATACCTGAAAGGAAAATTTCCCATGACGTTTGATCTTCTTCAAGACCAAGTCCATCATCGTTAGCACTAAAATGTCCTGTAGTACAACGATAAGTTATACCACCATAGCGTACTAAATCATCTTCTACATATCTTACTCTTGGCTTCCAAGTATCTTTCCATTGATCTGCTCTTGTAACAATTTCCCATTTCGTTATGTCTGCTTCAAGACCTGCAATGGTAGTTGAACTTGTATGCTCCTGTGTTGCAATGTAAACTCTACCACCGTATTTTACTGTGTCTCCGATTGCATAGTTTACTTGAGGTAACCATTCGTATAACCAATTTTGGTCTGCTACCATTAACTTCCAGTTACCAAAGTCGCTTTCACCTAACTGACCTTGTTCTTGAATATTAATGTATGCACCTTTGTCTTCACTGTCTACAGTTCTGTCAAAGTAATAAATTTTGTCTGGAGCAGTTAAAGGAACTGTCCATCTAATTCTTCTGCTTGATGCTGATGCAAATCCACTTAGATAAGATGAAAGCGGTGCTTCAATACCATCAAGATAATATGTAAATCCTTCTGTGTAATAATCTACTAATGCTGTTTCATGTTTGTCGCCATCTTCATACTTACTAAATGCAAGTGGATGAATTTGACTTCCAAACGTTGCGTTAGTTGCATCGTCTTGATTAAATTCGTATGTTGATCCTTTATTAAAAGTTAAAATATTTTTCTCAGTACCATTTAAATAAATTGTACCTGTAGCAGATTGTCCTCTACCTGTTGGAAAAATACTTCCAGAATCGTAATCTATTGTAACTGCAACTTCTGTTGCACCTTCTGGTACAGAGTATGCAGAAGAAGTATGTCCAATAATTGCCGCATATACTTGACCACCATAACGAACAATGTCATTAACTCTGTAGTAGTAATTAGGTTTCCACGCATCAAGCCATTCATAACCATCAGACATTTGTGTCCATTTAGGTAATGTAGCATTTAAGTAGTCTACGTAAAAGTCTGGATCAGAGGTATGTCCGTTTAAGCAAACAAACGTTTTACCACCATATGATACTATGTCGTCTTTAATATATTGCTTAGATGTTTGCCAAGGGCCTGTCCATCTAAAGCGGATTCTATCAAGTTTAAATTCAGCCATTGTTTCTACTTTCCTGCGTGTTCATATTGTATTTAACCATTATGGAGATGTCCCATTTGGAAAATCGTAATTCTGATTGATTCTAACAATTAAATTGCCTTCTTCGTCAACATAATATATTAGGTTTCTATCGTCCCATCTAAATTGTTCATATCTTAAGTTATCATATGATGTGTTATGTTCTTCATCTCTACCTTCAAAAAACTCAATTCCTCTTTGAAAATCTGGATAATTTTCTGTTGGATCTCCAGGCTTGTTTAATTGTACACCGTCAGTTGCTTTCAACTGATCTGATTTAATCAGGTACAAATCACCCTCGTCTGTTCGACGTAATCCATAAAAGAATCTACTTCCTTTTACTGTTTTTAGTAGTGTTCCTACTTCTGTACCTTGATAAAAACTTGCCATTATAAATCCTTACGCGATGTTAATTGTGTTCCCCATGTTACTGTGTGCAGTACATTGATAATACAATGTTGCTGGTGCGTCCATTGGTACTGTGAAAGTAATAACTCCACTTGATGCACCGTTGTTTGCTACGCCGCTTGAGTAAGCACCGCCACCGTTTGAAACTCTAATTTGTAAAGGGTGTCCGCCTCCACTGTTATTAATAAAGTAATAAGTTTGTCCTTTTTTCAAATACAAAACTGGATCATTAGTTGTGTTTGGAAAACCTGGACCAGTAAATGTGTAGTCTGATGTTCCGTTTGATCCAACGTTCCATGTTGTTGCAGGACCATTTTGCATAACATAACTTGTTCCGTTGTATGCAAGTGTGTAACCAACTGCTTGGTTAGCATTACTTACATCTGTTAATGCGTTAAGTGTAGTTGCACCAACTGTACCGTTGTAGTTAATTGTTAGTGTATCGCCTACAACTTCAGTTGCAATACCTGTACCACCAGCAACTGTAAGTGTGTCAGTTAATCCTGATGCTGTTGTGCTACCAGTATCACCTGTAAATGTTGCAAACAAGTTTTGGTCTGTTGATTGATCAACAACAAATTCTAATGCGTTACCAGCACCGTTAACTTTAACAAATCTATTTGCCGCACCTGTAAAGTTTACTGGTGTATCAGATAAGTTTAAGAAAGCACCGCCAAATAATGTTGGCTTGTTAGTAAAGTTTGTGTAATCTAAAAAGTATGCACTGTCAAATCCATCTAATGTATCAGCGTCAGTACCGCCACCACCTGATGCAATATCAGTTCCTGGTGCCCATTGTGCGCCGTCCCATTTAAGAACATCACCTGTACTTGCTGACGAACTTGATACATCACTTAATGAACCAATTGTAATTGCCGCAACTTCTGCCGCTGTAACTGCTGTTGAAAATTCTAATGCTGTTGCACCTGAGTTTACTCTTACAAGTTTGCCATTTGCTGATGAAAAGTTAGATGGCGTATCTGTTAATGCAGTGAATGTAGTAGAACCACCTCCACCACCGCCAGCGCCTGGTTGGAATCTTGAGTTAGAAGTATTCCAAACAAGAACTTCTCCATCGTTAATTCCTGCTGTGGTTACATCTGATAAACTGTTAATGCTTGAAGTAGTGTCTAACATTTTGACCCAAGCGTTACTGTGAGCATAGTAAACTGCCGCGTCTGCTGTAACTTTTGCTAACATGCCGTCGTAGGTTGTAGGACTTGGTAAACCGGCAAAGTTGTTATACAAGAAAGTTATTTTATTGCTTCCAGTTGCTGTACTTGGATATGAATTTAATACTCCGTTTTGGACAACGCTGAGTACTGATCCGTCTCCTAATGCTGTATATAACTCGTTAAAGTTATTATTTAATTTTGTAGCGCCTGCTCTAAGGTTATCACCTTGTCCATCATTTGGTAGAACACCTACATTTACTATTTGTTTTGCCATTTTTTGCTCCTACTCCTACGTTTGATCAAATGTAATGTTGTTGTTGTCCATTGTAAGGTTTGTGTTATCCCATTCCTTATCACTGTCAACGATTACAGTGTTGTCGCCTGCATATTCAACGGCACCATCTGCTAATCCTTGGTTAATTCTTACAACAAGTTCGCCGTCATCATTTACATAATAAAATAAATTTGCATCGTCCCAACGAAATTGTTCATAATTTAAATTCTTGTACGTCAAGTTATGTGCTGAATCTCTTCCTTCAAAGAACTCTGCACCTTCATCAAAGTCTGGAAAGTTATCAACTACGTCACCTTCCTTGTTAATTTGAATAGTGTCTGTCAAACTTAATTGATCTAACTTACCTAAAAACAATTCTCCAGAGTCAGTTCTACGTAATCCGTAAAAGTATCTTTCTCCAAGATTGTCTTCAATGGTTTGTGTAATTGACTGACCTTCATAAAAAACTGACATACTACACTATCTCCACGTAACTCATAACTGCATCTAAACTTCCGTCAATGTCTGATTGAATAGACAGTTCATTCTCTGATGCAAGAATAATTTTTTCACCACCGTTCAATACTTTTAAAGTTGCGTTCGGTGGAATCAAAACATTTTTTAAGTAAAATGCTTCAATTGATGTATCGTCTGCAATTAAAACGCTGGTACTTACAACGGATTCAGTTAAGTTGGCTAACGAAAGGCCAACGATCGTTGCTGTTGTACTTGGACCAGCCTTGTAAACAGGAACTTTCACTGTTCCAATTTCTTTAATTGCTTTTGTTCTAAAAAATGTTGCCATCTTATTTCCTTATTATCCTATTACCACTGCCATTTTAATAGCAATTTCTTCTGCATCTTGTGCGGACACAGCACCTGAACTACCTGCAACTGAAACCCACTGACCTGCTTGATCGTAAATCTCAACCCTGTCATCCTGTGTATTAAAACGCATCATTCCTGTTTCTGGTGTTGGATGTCTATTTGACAAAGTACCAGTTGGAATAACAAATCCGCCAGTTCCTTCAATCTTGAAGTAACCAGTACCAGTTTGAGCAAGAGTAGTAATTGCGCCTGCTACAGTATTAGTTATCGAATTTTGATTGAATCCAAAATTTTCTACAACAACTTTACCAGTTCCGTTCGCCAAAAGGTTCAAATCAGCGTTTGTAGTAATGGTTCTTACTGTATTTCCTTCGATTTCAATGTCATCGACTAATATTTTATTTACATTAAACCTTGTTGCGTTTGCATCAGCAATCTGTGTTCCACCTGCGTAAAAACGTATAGTATCATCGTCTGCACCTGGTGTTGCTTCTGCTGTAATATATGTATCTTGGTCAACATCACGCACACCATTTAATGTGATCCACTGTCCATCATAACCTTCAAACACATCTGTGTCTGTGTTATAACGTATCATACCATTTACGCCTGTACCTGGACGTTGTGCTGTTGTACCTTTTGGTATTGTTAATGAACCTGTTGAATTAATCTCAACTGTTTCACTGCCTGGATCAAGAACAATGTCTCCTGGTGCTGAAATAATGTTTGCTTTGAAACTTAAATCATCAACAACAATACTTCCTGTTCCACTTGCACGTAATTCTAAGTCTTGGTTTGTGTTAGTTGTTTGAATAACATTAGTATTAATGTTAATATCATCAATCTGTGCCTCACCTGTGTAAACTTTTTTCCATTCATGTGTTGAAATACCTAAGTCAAATGTTCCGTCTTGGCTTGGTACAAGGTTACTTGCAATACCTGCAACAATTTGTATGCTATCACTTGCTTCATCACCAATGGTAATGTTACCACCTATTGTAACATCTCCTGTTACATCTAAGTTTCCTGTGATGTTTACATTGTCTGCAAAGTTAATAATACCGTCAGCACTGTCAATGTTCAAGTTTCCACTTAAACTTTCTACAGTGTTGCCACTTAATCTTGTGTTACCTGTTTGAATCTTGTCGCCGTCAATAATAGTTGTACTTGTGCCAGTGCTAAATCTAACACTTTGTAAAGTATCAACGTTAAAGTTTGCGTTAGTAAATGTAACAGTGCCAGATGCTTGATCAACATGGAATACATCACCAACTCTAAAGTCACCTTTATGGTCAACTGAACTAAAGTAAATGTTTGCGTCATTTAATTTTGTAACTTCTTGACTTTGTACAACTGTTGTTGAATCATTATCAACTGCTTTACCGTTACCAATGTATGCAAGGTTCTGAGAAATAAGGTACATAACAACGCCGTTACCGTCGCCGTATATTCCATAGTTACCATAAACACATGCACTACCAATTGATCTAATCTCACAACCAAAGTCTGAGAAGTCAACCAGTTCCATTCCAGTTGCATAAGCACCGCCACCAAAGCCGATTGTCTGATCTAAAATAGTTTCGTCAGTAAGTGTTGTTGAAGTATCTGTACCGTTAAATCTTAATAATAATTTTGTGTTGTTATCATTTGAAACTTCGTTCAATGGTGGTGTGTATGAACCTGCTGTGTATCTTGCATTGTCTGAAATTCTAAAATCATCTACATAACCGTTGAAAGCATTTGAAGCATCATACACTGCACCAATAATAAACGGCTTACTTGTTCCAAGTGTGCTACTAAATGCATTATCACTATCAACTCTTGCACCGTTAACATATAAATTAATTGTATTACTTGAACGTGATACTGCAATATGTGTCCATGTTGTTGCTGATAACGTTCCGCCGGATAATATCTCTGCACCATTGTAATAAACTTTTACTGTACCACCTACGTGATATATGTATAAGCCTGTGTCAGTTGCTGTACCGGCTCTCATATCAACTAATGACTGTGTACCTGTTACGTTGTTTCCGTAGAACCAACCTTCAATAGTAAAGTTTGCTGTTCCTAAACCAAAGTCTGGATCATTTGCAATGCTGATATAGTCGCCGGTGCCGTCAAGTTGTAAACTACCAGTGCCGAATTTTTTAATTGTTGTATCTACTTGTGCTTGTCCTGAAACAACTACTGTCTTTCCACCACGTTCAAATTTGGTTTCAAGTCCTGCCGCGTTACCGTTCAAGTAAATGTAGTTTCCATCTACTTCATTTACTGTTGCACTAATTACAGTTCCGCCTGCTTGTGTGTATTGAAACACTTCAGACGCTGTTGGTGTTCCAACAAGTCCGCTTAATTTAACTTTAGTACGTCCTGTACCTTTTAATCCTGTAGTACCATTAACACCTTGTATCGCTTTGTCGGCAAAATATACAAAAGAGTTTAGCCATTCAATTCTTGCACCATTGGTTGCGTATAATCCAACTGCTCCAGGAACAATAAATGTTACTGCATGGAATAACATACTTGCTTCTTTTGATCCTGTTACTGCTACAGAGCCATCTAAGTATGCACCACGTCCTGCATCTCCTTGATCAAAGCCTCTTGGATCACTTGCACTTGTTACACTACCTTTTGTTATTACAGTTACGTTTTTAACATAAGGTGATCTTGAAGTAACATTAAAGTTACTTGCAAATCTAAAAGCATATCCATTGTCATTAATGCTATCGTAGTAAAAATCTTTGATTGACAAGTTCATAACACTTGTTTCACCTTGCAATACAAAACAATCATTGTTGTTTGTTCCTGCTGTAGGTGTAATGTTTACTGATCTAATACCTTCACCTAAGATTGCAACACCCGCTGGTACTGTTAAAGGAAATACTTCTTCATAATCACCTGGGTAAATGTGAATAGTGTCTCCTGCACTTGCAGAAGTTAATGCTTTTGTAATAGTTGTGTATGGTGCTTGTGGATGATTACCAGCATTTGTATCATTACCATTCTTAGCAACATAATAAATGTTGCCTGGAGTTGCTGTTAAGTCCAAGTCTGATAATGTAATACTGTTTGCAACAACTGTTGTTGCTGTTACATCATCAAAGTAACCATGATTCCACTTTTTAGTTGCGTCACCAATGGTGTATATGTTTGTTGCATCTGGTATTAGGTTACTGGCAATGTCTGCATTTATTGTAATACTATCTGTATCGTCATCACCAATAGTAATATCACCGTCTGCACTGATGTTACCAGTTGCATGTAAGTTACCAGTAACGTTTGTATTACCTACAAAGTTAATAGTACCTGTCCCGTTAGGACGAAATTCTAAGTTTTGGTTAGTTCCTAATGTGCGAATTACACTACCGTCTATTTCAATATCATCAATTTGTAATCTATCTTGGTAAATTACGCTGTTTGGTGTTGCAATATTGAACTGACTTGCTGTAGTAGAGATAGTATTAGTACCACCGTTGATTGTTATGTTACCAATCGGTAATGTAGTGTCTAAAATATCTAATGATTGTATTCTTGCTGAACCGTTTATATCGAGCTCGGCTGTAGGCGTTGATGTCTTAATTCCAATACGGCTATTATTAACATCTAAATAAAGTAGGTCTGTTTCAAACGCTAAATCCACTCCTTGACGAAGCAAATTTGCCTTTAAAAGCGGACCAGATATACGACCAACTGCCACCTTTTTCTCCTATAAACGGGGATCCTGTCCCTCTACCCTGTTAGACAAAAACTTGCCTCTATCGCTGGATAACCACGGTTTGTCCTGCAATTGACTTGGCCAGCCCTTCATTGCATTAATAGTATTTATCGTTTTTGGATATTAGCCTAAGATAAGGTTCCAAAGGAAGTTAATTGACTCAGCGTATTCTTCAGTAACAGATTCACCACCACCTGCCGCTAAAACCCACTGTGTTCCGTTCCAACTTTCAAGGTATCCTCGCTGTGTATTGAAACGTGTAAGACCCTGTTCTGGACTTGTGGGTCTTGCTGTATCATCACCATATGGAACAACAAGTCCCATAGTTTGATCAAACTTTAAGTAAGAATATATGTCTGCAAGACTAAATGTAAACGGTGTGTTAAGTGTATTAGTAATTGTGTTATTCTTAAACACAAGATCTTCCTGACTAATACTACCTAATCCGTTGGATAAAAACTGAATATCTGAATTAGGTGTAGCACTTGTTATTGTATTACCATCAATTGAGAAACTATTCTGCGAATCAAGTCTATTTGTTTGCAATGTTATGCCATTAATTGTAGTATTACTTGCATTTCCTGTAACTAACGTAAACTGATTGTTGTTTAGATCAATATATGTGTCTCTGTCAGTATCATATAATCCATCAAAACTAACATTACCACCGCTATAACCTTCAAATATTCCTAAGTCTGTATTATAACGCAAATCACCCACGTTATCTTTACGTTGTGCGTTTGTACCTGTTGGCAAACCTAAGTTATTAGTTGCTGACATAGTAAGATTAGTAGTTGGTGCTAATGTTAAATTAGTTATATATGATCCTAATATATTACTTCTTGCAGTAACATTATCAAATACAACATTTCCAGTTCCATTTGCACGTAAATCTAAATTTTCGTTTGTATTACTAACACTAATAGTATTTGCATTGAAGTTAAAACTATCTAATGCTAATTCGTTAAAGTAACCTTTTCTCCAACGTCTTGTATTTGTACCTAAATCATATTTGTTTGTTGTGTCTGGATATAAGTCTTGTGCAAAAGATGTTGTAAAGTCAACAGTATCACTTGGTTGATCTCCAAGTGTTACAAGATTTCCGCCAAGTGTTAAATTACCTGTAACATCTACACTTGCCATTCTTGTATTTGTAAGTAAGTTGTGTATGTTTGAAGGAGATGCAAAGTTAATTGGACCTGCAACGGATCTAATTGTGTTAGGAGAAAGAATTCTTATTGCTCCTGTTTCAATAGTTCCACCATCAATAAAAGATGTATTTGCATTTGTGCTTACTCTTAAACTTGAAAGTCCTGTTGCATCAACTGTGTCAGCATCAATGCTTGTTGTTCCATCTTTAAGATTTACAAAAAATGTATCTCCAACTTTAAAGTTACCTTCTTGGTCTTGTGATTGATAGTAAACTTTTCCGTTGTTTAGTTTTGTAACTTCATTTGCAACAATAGTTTGTGTAACATCATTAGTTACGTTCTTACCTGAACCAATATAAGCAAAGTTGTGTGATATTAGATATGCTAAACAGTCTGCTCCATCTACTTCAATACCTTTATTTCCATAAACACTTGCTGAACCAATGGATCTTATTTCACCGCCTTTTATTAATACGCTATCACTACGCCATCTACCAGCGCCATCCACCATGTACATTGCTCTATTAGCGAAATAAGCGAATGAATTCAACCACTCAACCCTAACACCGTTTGTCATTGTAATGGCATCAACACCTGGAGTAATAAAAGTTACACTGTGAAACAACATACTTGCTTCATTTGTATCATGATCACAAACACTACCATCTACAAGTGCGCCTTTACCAGCGTCTCCAGAATCAAAACCTCTTGGATCACTTGCACTTGTTGTTTGTCCTTGTGTAATAACTGTTACATTTCTAATATATGGACTACGTGATGTAACTTTCATGTCGCCTGCAAATCTAAAAGCATAACCTTTATCATTTGTGCTATCATAAAAGAAGTTTTTAACTGTTAAATCTTCAACAGTACTTTCGCCATTTAATAAAAATGCATCTTCACTTTGGTTATCAGTGGTCGGACGTATTTCAACATTACGCATGTCTTGTCCTTTTACTGTAACACCTGCTGGAACTTCTAATGGAAATTGTTCTTCATAATCACCTGCGGCAATAAGAACTGTATCTCCTGATGTTGCTCTGCTTAATGCATACTTGATTGTTGCAAGTCTACCTTGAGGTGTTGAACCTCTGTTAGTATTATCACCATTAACAGCAACATACCATATGTTACCTTGTGAAAGTGTAACTTCAATACCAGCAACTGTAACATTTTCTACGCTAACATTATTAGTTACTGTTAAATTTTCTGTTTGTAAATCAAAACGTTTAGCACTTGCACCTACATCGTAAGTTGAAGTAACATCAGGAATTAGATTACTGTCAATGTCACCTAAGAATCTAACATTATCTTCATCACCTGTACCACCAATTAAAACATTTCCGTCAAATGTAATGTTACCTGTTGCATGAATGTTACCATCAACGCCAACAGTTTGTCCTGCTGTGATAAGTTCGTTAGTACCTGCGCCTGCTGGAATAAAATCTACATCAGCATTTGTAGTATGCGAGCCAATGTAATTGTTTTGTATGTCAACTGATGATGTTCTAATACCGCCAACAACTACTCCACTACCAACACCGCCTGCATGATTAATATTGATGTTTCCTGATGGAACACTTATACCGTCTGGACCAATAGAAAAGTTACCAATGTTTAGATCATTAGTAATTGTTAAGTCTTGTCCAGTGCTTCTTGCTTTTAAAGTACCATCAACTGTAAATTCTCTTGGTCTTGTTACAGTATTAATACCGATTTTTCCGTCAGTATGACCTATATACAGTAGATCAGTTTCTACTGAAAGATCTGCTTCACGCTGTAGATTGGCCTTTAATAACGGACCGGATATTCTTCCAAGACTCATAGTTAGTACTCCTTAACTATATTTATTGGATTTACTTGTCGAAGTTATGTAGGACTGTTACGGCTTTGCCGTTTGGCACTGCTGAAAGGAATTTAATGTAATAACCGTCTGCGTATGGACTATTTGGCCCTGCAAGGTTACCACTTACACTTTGTTCTAATGTGTAGTTTGTTACAGATAACTGTAAAACGTTTTCTACAATTACTAATGCACTCTGTGCCGTTTGTGGCACTGGATATGAACTGTCGTTAGCATTAAGAGGCCCAAATACAGTTTCAGTACCATCTCCTGTACCTAAACTTTGCTGTGTTATTGGTGTTGGCTCTTTAAGTCTAATTTCTTTCCATACACCATTATCATAAAATTCAACACTGTTGTTTGTTGTGTTAAATCTCATTTGGCCTAATGCTGGATATGACGGACGATCTGCGTCTGAACCTACAGGAACTTTCAAAGCACTTTTAGATCTAATGTCAACAGTTTGATCAGTATTATAAAAAATACCAACGCCTCTGTCGATTCCTCTATTATTGGTTGTTTGTGCTTTTAGAAATTTCATTACACTTCCAAGTAACTTACTGTTGCTGATAGATTATAAGGAGTTTGTCCTTCTAATATAATTCTATCACCTGCTTCTAATACCATTTTTTCTGTATCAAACGTAAACGTATCTGAACCTGCTACTCTCACTCTTTTTGCAATTTGTGTTTGAGCACCAACTGCAATTGATCCTGTACCAGTTGGATTAGCAACTGCTGGAACAATATATAAGTCAAAAGTTGTATCGTTTGCACCGCTTAAATCTTCTGCCGCAGTATTACAAACCACTAAGGTTAAGATAGCGTACTGTTTACTCGCGGGTACAGTAACTATTGCTTTTTGTGTATTGTCAATTAATATGTTTGCTAATGCCATCGTAATATTTATCCTTACAATAGATACCCAAACATTAGGGCTCTATTTCTACTTATTAGTTCATCTCTCTCGTTGTTTGTATTTACATAATATACGCCTGTATTACCTGGACCTTCTGACTTAGAATAAAGATTTACACCGTCTGCTGGTGCTAATGGATCAACTGCAACATCATCAACTCCTGGTGTTGTTGCAATGTTTAGTACATCTTTAATTCTTACAGTACCTGTGCCTGGTGCTTCAAGTATCAAATCACCGTTACTAACTGTTCCTGAGATAGTTTGGTCTTTGATGCGTACATCATTTAATTCAATTCTGTCTGGAAAGAATGTTGATATAACGGAACTATCCATCATAAAATCAACTCTACTTTGTCCACTAATATCAGAAGCATCAGTTACTTCTACTTGTGTGTTACCGTCTGCAATTTTTCTAATTGCTAAATCGTTTAGTGTTGCATCAATAACTTCATCAACATATAATTTATTTGTAAGTGCATGATCATCGTCATTGTTCTTAATGCTGTTACTATATGTTACTGCTGATCCAACTATTTTAACTGTTTCACCATTTGTGTCAAGATATAAACTACTGCCGCCTGTTTGAATACTTGGCGCTCTAATACCTAAGTTGTTTCCAAGAACATCTCTAAATACAAATGTACCAAACACTTCTGTTGCTGGTGCGTTTGGATTTACATGTTCAATCGTTTCGTCAATTAAAAATAATGCATCTTCCTTTGTACCTCTATCAATTCTAATACCAGAAGTGCCTTCACCTACGCCAGCGCCTGTTTCACCTCTGTTTAATAAAATAATATTATCTTCAAGTTCTAAGTTTGTAGATTGTACCGTTACAGTATCACCTTCAACTATAAGATCACCAGTTACACGTACTTCACCTGCGGCAACACCTGTGTCAAGACGTATAGTCCCACCACTTTGTGTTGTTACTGTATAATTTCCGTTTGGTACACTTACAAATTTTGACATTTTAAAATCCTAAAGTACTGTAGGGGATTGCTCCCCTACAATATATTCTATATTATGCGTTAGCGAAATCGTCATCATCAGTACCTGATAATGTATCGTCATCACCTGCTTCTTCAATTTGAACAGCACTGTCATTGTTTGCAGTACTAAAGTTCCATGCAATTGATGTTCCGCCTAAAGCGTTTGAACCTGTAGCATCTGGTGCAATGATTGTTGCTTTTCTTCCAGAAATCTTAGAAATCTGATAAGTTTCTGCGTCATCACCTTTAACAGTGATAGCCATTTCAGTACCAGTCAATGCTGATGCTAATTTTGCTGTTGTTAAGAAACGATCGTAAGTTGTTCCTGGTGTACCGATTGCCGCTACACGAAACTTCTTCGCACCTAATTGCTTAACAATATAACCTTCAGTAACAGCAGAGCCGTTATGAAAGTCAACTTTGATTTCGTTGCCACCTGCTGTAGGTACTCCGAAAAACTTTTTATTAATTGGTCTTCCCATTTGTTTTCTCCTATATAAGTAGTCCTATCCGGGTTCTATCCGGTACGCAGTTGGTATTCTGCATAAGTCCGCCTTGCGGCACACTATCTGACACAAGTATTTATCTAATAGACAGAACTGGAGAATATTTTGGCTTTGTTGCTATATTGATAAATTCACGTACAAAGTCAAATCTTAGTGCTAATAATTCGAATATTTCAATGTCTAAATTGGTTGTAGCAAGGTTGTAACTGCTTTTTCCAATATTGGAATAGTAGTCAATGCTCATACCATAATCAGGAAATACGCCTGTAACAAAAAGACACGTGTCACCCAGTTCTTTTGCTGTTAATCTATAAGGCTGTTTTAATGATAGATATGCTTCTGCGAATGTTTTTTCTGGAAGGAAATTTGGCTTGTCTAATTTGTCTGCAAGAAGCATTACTACATACGCTTCAACTTCTAATGGAAGTTCGTAACCTGTAGTTGACTGTGCGTCTTTGACCAAGTCGTAAAAGGCCGTTGTGTATTCGTCCTTCATACAAGTATTTATCGGGGAAAACAACTATAACACTACTCGGGAGGCCTTGCTGTGAACTCACCTCCAACTTTCGATAAGCAGATCACATCTGAATTTTGCAAGGTTTAGATATGATACCTACTTCCAACCACCTCCATCTAAACCGAGCCACTTGGCCGCTTAAAAGACTTTAGTGTGCATTACGCCCCTGCCGAAGCGTTATTCTGCCACAAGTGCTAAGAGCTTATAACTCTCTTAGTTTGTGTTAAAGTTAATATTAATATAACATTGTTTGCAGAAAAAAGCAAGAGGTAGGTTTACCAAAATATATATTTTGATTTAGTCATAAAAAAAGGGCGACCAAAGCCGCCCTTTTTCGTGTTTCTATTAATTCTAAGAATTAACTGAATGTTACACCTGTTACAGATACACGTGCCAAGTAGTCAGCCGCATTACCAAGAGATGATGCAGTGTTGTTTAACTCTACATAACCATATCTTGTCATGAAACTTACTACTGGTTCGAATGAACCTGGATCCAACACAACGCCTGAAGACATTAGCGGAATGTATGGGCAATAGAATGCCGCCGCATCTGCTTCTGATGTTCCTTTGTATCCAACAAGTACGTCTGTACTGTCTGATGCATAAGCGTCTACGTATACTTTCATAGCACTGTTTAATGTACCAACAAGTTTAGTGTTAGTAGGTGCTTCAAAAGTTCCTTCAGTTGTTCTTGCGAACGCTGAAGTTGTAGCAGACTGAAGTACTGTTAACGTATGCGGTGATACCACTGCAAAGTTACCAGCGCCACGTCTTGTACGCTGTGCGATCTTGTTAGCCGCTCTGTTAATCATTACAGCAAGTGCCGCATGTTCGTCACCGACGAATGTAGCAGTTCCTGATACAGCAGTTTGATCGTACTGTACATCTGATTCAGCCGCGCCAGCCAAGTTACGTAAAGAAGCAAGAACTTCTTGGTCGATTTCAGCAGTAATTTCTTGTGCTAAAGCCGCCATAATTTCCGCTTCAACGTCGATACCCTGTTGTGCTTGTGCATCTTGTGCAGATTCAAAAGTCCAACGAGCACTTAACTTACGTGTTTTCGCTTCAACTGTTTGTTTTAAGATCTGAATTGACAATCTCTTACCTGCTTCACCTTCAAGTGCCGCTGTAGCAGATGCCTTATCAGTAGATCCACCACCTGAATAGCCTAAGCCAATCTTGAACGGTGATAGAGCCTCTTCGCCTGCAGTCACATCATCTAATGTGTCTGAGTAACGAACTCTTAATGTGTGGATTTGACCCACTGGTCCTGTCATAGGTTGAACACCAACGATTTCGTTAGCGATCACTGTAGGCATGACCCTTCTTATTACTGGTAGGATAACTCTATTTAAAGTTGCAACATTACCGGCAGAAGTTGCTCCTGCTGTAGCCGACTCAGCCAAGTATTTCTTGGTGTTGTCAAGCGTAGCAGACATAACAGACTTCTTATTGCCTTGTAGGCCTTCAAGTAATGCGCTCTTAGTTTCCTGCCATCTACTTTCTAATAGTTCTGACATTGATTTCTCCTTATTTTAATCCTGCAAGTCTTCTAATATCTACGACATTATCTGTTGCAGAATTACTTGCGCCATTTCTAACGTTAGATTCTTCTTTATTGCCTGTTACTTCTTTTGCCTCGGTAAGTGTCGCCTTCTTCTTCTCTGGAGTGTTACCATCAATAACGGACGGTAAGTACTTGTCAAACTGTTTTTGGATATTAGCAGTTTGTACAGACTCCAGTAAGTCTGACATAATTTCTTTCTGTTCCTTGCTCAATGGAGCAGTTAACTCGGAAATTACTTCTTTTCTTTTTGCAGTATCTTGTGCTTTTTTGAACTCAAGATCCTTAGACTCAACTAATTTAGTTGTTTTCTCAACAGTTGCTTTCGCTTCTGCTAATTGCTTGTCTTTCACCTCTACAACTTTTAAAAGTTTAGCAGTTTCTGATTTCTCATTCAAGTAAGAATTAGTGTACTCTTCTTGGAATGTTTCAAACAGTTTTCTACCAAAATCGTTTTTACGTGCTGAGTCGATGTCTTCTTTAAGTTGCCCAATCTCTTTTGTAAGAGTTTTTGCAACTGTGTTTTCAACAACTTTCGCTCCGTTTTTAACGAATTTTTCTTTTACAGTATCAAGATGCTTCTTAGCCTCTCTAATTAGTCGAACTTTAGTTTCTGCAAGATCCTTTTTGTCTTCGTGGAACTCTGCAATTTCTTTAGCCAAAGCCTCTACCACAAATTCCTCAAGTTTGCCAAATTTAGTTGACATTGCTTTTTGGTCTTCGTGTAACTCTGAAACTTCCTTGCCTAATTGTGCAACAACAAAGTTTTTAAGTAGGTCTGCGTTTTCACGCATTGCTACATGGTACTTTGCTCTTGCTTCAGCAAGTTTTGTGCGGTCATCAGCAAATTCCGTAATCTCTGCACCAAGTCTATCCTCAACCATTTTTTCCACTGCTTCAGCCATTACTGACTTATCGTGGTCATATTTTTGAGCAAATTCTTCGCGAAGTTCTGCGGTTACTTCCTGACGGTTCTCTGTAATCTTAGCCGCCCATGCTTCTTCAATAGATGCTTTGATGTCTTCCGAAATTACGTTATTCTCAAAAAGTGATTTCAGTGCTTCCAACATCATGTTCTCCTTATTTTAAACCTTGGATAATGTTAACCAAAGATTCTTTCAAATACTTCTGTGCCTTTGTGTCTTCTTTTACTTCGCGAGCCATATTAAATGCCTTATACCCACCTGTGGTATTCATCAAGTGCTCGTATATTGGAGTTGGATATGCTCCTGGAGCCGATGGTTGAGCAACTATATCAACTGTGATAATTTCAAAGTCGCTTACGTTACTGTCTTCATTTACGTTACCTGAACCACGCGATGAAACACCAAGTTTAACTCCGCTTTCCAGCATTGTTTTAACAAGTTGTCCCATCGGCGTAGGTAATACTTTTAACTTTCCATAACCGTTTGGTCCATCCATCCACATTTCTTTAATCATGTGCGAACAACGGTCAAGGTTAATGTTAAGGCCTTCTGGATGATCAACTTCACCAAGAACTGAATATCCTCCTTGAATCTGATCGTTAAGAGTGTTGACAGCCCTACTAATTTCACTTACGGGGTATATACGTTGGTTCGCATTGCGAACGCCACCCTGTATACAAATACCTTTTAAATGAAGGTCTTTGCCGTCCTCAGTAGATTCCAGAACAATCTGAGCCTGGTCGAATGTCAAGTTCTCACGTAATAAGTTCATCAACTATTCCCTAACAATTAAGAACCGATAACACTATTGCTATCTGCTCCTGCTTCGCCTGCGCCTTTTTTCTCAGCGCCGTGGCCTTTAGCGTTTGACATAGACTTAGATGCTTTACCGCCTGGTACGTTTACATTACCATGATCTTCAGTTTTAGGAGCACTTACAGTACCACCTTTTTCTTCTGCAGATCCTTTTGCGATATTAGCCGCTGAACCGCCCATATCATTTTTACCAGCAACTGGAGATTTTGCTTTGTTATCTTCGCCTTTTGGCTCAGCAACTTTTTCAACATACTCTCTCATTTGCTCAGTTTGTGATTTAGTACCTTCAAATGCTGGTACTTCATCTTCTACGCTAAGATCGGAAGATATTGCTTCATCTTCCTTTTCTTCTTCGTCGTCACCCATGTCGTCCATTGGTGCTTCCTCAGAATCATCATCGTCACCTTCTTCCTTATCGCCCATCATTTTTTCAAATTCTGCTTTAAGGTCGTCAAGTGCATCTTCTAAATCAACAACACGGTCTTCCATATCTTCGTCGCCCTTGTCGTCGTCACCTTCTTCGCCATCTGCATCTGCTTCGATATCAGCCATCATGTCGTCTGCTGGATCGCCGCCCATGTCATCATCTGCTTCTGGTGTAATTTCTGCAAAGTTTTCGTCAACTTCTTCGTCCTTAGACTCATCAGTTTTTTCGTCTTCGTCTTTTGCTTCGTCAACGTTTTCATCTTTAGACTCATCTGTTTTTTCATCTTCGTCTTTTGCTTCGTCAACTTCTTCGTCTTTTGAAGATTCATCAACTTCTTCGTCAGTTGCTTCGTTAGTGTCTTCGTCTTTAGACTCGTCTGCTAACTCATCTTCTAATAAATTTTCATAAATTGTTCTTGATTTTTCAACGACGATTTCATGGAACAGTTCTTCTGCACCTTTCTTATCTTCGTTAACTAATTTTTCAAGCATTTGCTCGAATTTGTTACGGTCTGCCATTGTAGTACCTCCTATAAGTTTACGTTTGGTAAGGCTGTCAATAATATTTACATATAATAGGGAAAATACGTGGAATATAGGCTCAAAACGCAGGATTTTGAAACCTTAATGAAATTAACCGAAGATTTTCTGAAATTCTTCGATATTTACATGGGATAAATTTGTAAAGTTTTTTAGACTTCCTGGTAGGAATTTATCTCCTTCTGCTACTACTCTTATATATCTCTTTCTATGATTTCTTTGGCATATTATGCCTACTTGACGCTCCCAGTTACCAAAATATGTTGCAGGGTCGTTTTCTCGCTTGTAATTAAATGTACCAGCGTATAAGTTGTTTACCTTATCATCGCCTTTTCCGGTGCCTGTAGTGCCTTTAAAGTCAAATCCTAACAAATATATAGGATCGTGTCCGTGGTCTGAAGCAAGATCTAATGCTGTAGGACCACTACTCCAGCCTTTACTGGGGTTTAAAATGTTGAGTCCTTGTATGTCGTTTAACTGTTTATTGTGATTAGTGTATACTTTGTTGTGCTTTTGCCAGCCTGTTTTGCAAATTTCAAGCACCATCTTGGCATCTACTGCTACAAGATAGTCTGGCCTAAAGTCTCTATAAACTGCGTTACAGGCATAGATAGGACCGTACTGTTTTAATGCTTCTAAACTTATGGGTTTGCGACTTGTGCCGTTACCAACAACGAATGCTGTTGACATATCATCTCCTATGCTTCAGGTTGTGATGCCAATCCGTACATCTGTCTTACAAAATGTAACTCTTTCTGTTGTTCTTCGTTATGAAATTCGCCGGCTCTACGTGCTTTGTTGATTTGACGTAGGCTTAGTCTTGTTTTTCTTGTGTCGTCTCTTGATACAACACCTTCATCGTCAGCAGAATCATATGACTTGTCTTCTGTTGGTTCAAGTGTTTCTTTGTCAAAATAAAATAATTCTCTTAGTATCATGTAACTATTTATTCCTTATGCTGGTGGTACTTCAGGAGCAGGTGCTCCGCCTGCGCCACCGCCTGTTGTTGTGTCAGGTGCTGTCGCTTCTCCTCCTGCAACTGGATCAGGCTCTGCATTAGGATCAATGTCTTCTGCTCCGCCTATGTCTGCATCCATTGCCGCGCCACTAATACCTACGCCACGCATTTCACCTGCGGCGTCTGTTGGTGGTGGAGTAATATTTTCATCATTCTCTTCTTTCCAATAACGTTCATTCTCAGCCATATCTTCTTCACTTAATCCTAAGAAACGTTTCATTGCATATCTGTTACTAATAAATGGCACAGCCATAATTTGTGTAAACGTTGGAATTCTTACATTGTCAAGTTCTGATTGTCTGTAACTTGCAAAGTTCATTGGTGGTTCAAGTTTTAAATCAAACATTGAAACATCAAGATTCATACCTTTTTCTAATAGGTAACGTTTAAACTCTTGATTAAATTCTTCTGTTACAAGTGCTTGTAAACGTTCACAGTACTTGTTAAAGCGTAGTTCTTGTATGTATGCAGTACCTACTCTACCATCGTTGCTTTGTGTTTGTGCATCGTCTTGTGCCGCTGTTGGCAAGTAACTACTTGGAATACGTAAACCTCTAATAAGTTTATTAGTAAAGTATTTTAAATCGTCAATCTCACCTAAGTTAGTACCGCCTGGTAATGTTTCAACTTTAGATCCTCTACCTTCTGCTGTTTGTGGAAAGAAGTAATCTTCGTTAGTTGATAATGGATTGTATGCACTATCAATAACACTTGTTGATCCACCTGTCGCACTTGGAATACGTCTTTGGTGTATTTCTGTTTTTACACGCTCAACAAATTGCATTGCAAGGTGTGATGGCATATTACCTACGTCAATGTAAAACACTCTACGTTCAGGTGCTCTTTGCGTTCTGTAAATAATAATTGCGTCTTCTAATAATTCTTTTTGCTTGTATACTTTAAATATACTTTCTAACAAACTATTACCAAATGGATAGTTGTTGTCTAATCCTTCACTTAAACTTAAATGTACAACATGTTCTGCATTAATAGCAACTTCTCTATTGTTTACATTAAATCTTGAACCTGATTGTGATGTTCCTGTGTTACCAACTGCACCTTGTGCGCCACCTGATTGATAACCTTGTGAACCTGACGATGTTCCACCGCCTGTAATATTTCCGCTTGTAATATGCGGATCAGTAATAATTTGATCTCTAAAATTAAAGTTAATATCTTTAATAATATATTGTTCTGGCTTTTTGCCTTCTGATTCGTTTACAATAATACGTACAACTTTTGCAGGATCAATGTAAAACCATTTTTTAGTTTCAGGATCTCTTACAAAAAATGCGTCACCATACTTAAATGTATTACGCACAATTTTAAACATTTTAGTTTCAAACTTTTGTAGTTTAGACCATTGCTTTAGGTATTGTCCTAAAATGTTAACTTCACTGTTTGTTGCTGTTTTATTAAAATGTAAATTAAATGATGTTCTGTTACGTGCATTTTGTTGTGAACAAAATTCTGCTAAAATGTCTAACGCCGCATTTACTTCTGAGTCGTTGTCCATAGTATTGTATTGACCATAACGCTCTACTCTATTTGGAGAGCCTACATATACGTCTGGTAGATATGAAGAATAATTAGATCTTGCCGGACCCGGTTCGTTTCCGCCACGTCCACTGAACGGGCTCATGTTACCACCGTCGTTGTTACCTACAGGCGCATTTGTAAAATATCTTTTCCAGCTCATGTGTTACGCAGTTCCTTTCAACATATTCCCCTGTAACCCGTTTGTTGCACGGAGAATCTGTTTTAAAATTTTATTTTGCTCTACCAAAGTAGCAGTTGCTAAATCTGTGCTATTTGTATTTACCGCGGCTTCGCTCTCTTGGAGTTTCTTTGTGACTCCAGAGTCGGCAACAATTTTGGTTGTATCAATTTCTGGTGTTGTAACTGTTGGCATTTCATAGTCTGGCATTACACCTGCGTTGGCTATTTTGATTTTTGGATCTTCAATTTCTGTCTTTTTCAAATTCTCGGCGATCTTTTGATTTGGATCGTCTTCTTCGTCATCTCCACCAAACCAACTAAACGGATTAAGTTTTTTAAGTTTATCAACTAAGCCAGTAAAGATTTTCCCAATAAACTCAAACATTGTAGAGAATACATCAAGAATCGGTTGTACCCAACTTTTAATTTTTTCCCAACCAAATATAGCAAGTAGTGCCACTCCAATTGCAAGGAATGGTGCAATAATTGGACCAAGTATGATTCCAAATATTGTTGGTAATAATGATGTTATAAATCCTGTAAGTAGTAGTCCTGCAAGTCCGCCAAGTACACCAACAATTAATGTTCCAATATGTTCTTTAAAGAAAGCACCAAACCAAGCACCAAATATTTCTCCAACTTTATCAAATCCTTTTTTAATCATAGGTTTAAATTTTTTATCCCAAACTTCGCTAAAGAATTTACCTAAGTCGCCTCCTGCCGCTTCCCAGGTATCTTTTAAGAACTTGGCCATCTCTTCACCGTACTTTAGGATTCCGTCTAAGAAACCATCTAATTTTGACACGCCATCTTTACCTGTGGAAGTAAACCATTCTGTAAATGTACCAATACCTTCCATGAACATATCAAACAATCCACTGTCAAGAATAGTTGTTTTAATCTTGTTACGCATTTCAGTCATTGCTACTTCAAAAGCGGCCGTTGTTTTAGTAGTCTTATCTCTTTCTTGTTGTTCTGCTTTCATTGCCGCAATATCTGCATCAGTGTATTTTGCTGACATCTTTTTGTATTCAGCCAAGCCACTGGTTAATCCTTCAAAGCCTTCTTTACCCATCAATGATTGTACCATTGCAGGATCCATGCTTTTAATAAACGCATCCATCTCTGGACCAAAGCCTGCCATCTGCTTAATGTATTCTTCTTGACTGATAGCACCATCACCAAGTTGTTTCTGTAATTCTGCAAAGCCTGGTATAGTTGCCGCAAGTTTTTGTGCTAATGGAGTTTGTGCAACACCGTCTGCTAAGTCTTTAATAGCACCACTAAATCCTGGTAATTCTGAATCAACAAATGCAAGTCCGTCTTGGAAGTTAGTTAATGCTTCTCCTGACAATCTACTTGCCATAACCATAACGTTTGCTTCTGAGGCTTGTTTCTTTAATAATGCTTCTGCTTCTTTACGTGATTTACCTGTTACTTTAGCAAGTCTATCAATCTGCATTAAGTATTGTTCTGAACCTGCACGTAATGATGCTTGACTTCTTCCAGCAAGTTTACCTTGCATTGCTTGTAGTTCAATGTAACCTGCTGTATGTTCTGCAAGAGATTCCATAGTAAAACCCATTCCCATAAGTTCTTCTCTTGGTAAACTTTTAGTTAATCTTCCAAATGCCTTAGCACCTTCTGTTGTTGTGCCTCCTAATAGCATCATGTTCTGTGCGTTGCTACCAACAAACTCAGCAAACTGTTCCATGCTTAATCCTGCATCAGCCGCCGCCAAATTCATTTCAACAATGTTGTTACCGAAAGAAGCACCTACTTCAGATAGACTTCTAAATGTTTGAACGTTTTCTTCAACCATTCCTAATATACTACTGAGTGCACCACCTACTAATGGTAAGTGTGATGCAAAGTCACTCATCTTAACACTTGTGCCTAAGAATTCAGTTGCTAATCCCATAGCAGTATCTGTGACCATACCTAAACCTTTGGTCACCATACCGGTCATCATGCTTAGACCTCTACCAAAATCTCCAAGTACAGAAGTGGTGTTTTGTATCTCATCACCAAATTTACCCAATTTATTTGATGTTTTATTAAGA